GCTTTACCTTCTTTTGTATCAGCTTGTGCACCTGTAAATGCTTTTAAAATTTTATTTTTTCTTTTCATTATTTTTTCTTCCTAGCAATTTCAAGTTTCTCTTCTGCTATTCTAATTCTTTCTGCAGCTTGAGCCTCATTATTTTCAACTTTCATTTTTTCAATATCAAGTCTTTCTTCAATTTCATTTTCTCTAATATCATTTGATACGAAATCTTGTTCTGCTTTACGCTGCATATCCATTGCTCTAAGATCTAACTCTCTTTGTTTTAACATTACAATAGGATCTTGTTTTTGACCCATAGCTTCTGATTGAGCAAGTTCAATTGTTAACTGAGAAACTCTATTAGCTATCATTGCATTAATATCAATCTGCGCTCCTTGTGGATCTGCTTGTAATTTTGCCTGCATCATTGGATCATTTGCAATTAAAGCACCAACTTCGCCTTGTGCTTTTAGTGATACGTGCTCAGATATGTGTGCTTGAAGTGCAGTGTAAACTTGTGGATTTATTTGCACCATTCTTGTAGACATAAACGCTCTATGTGCATTGATATGTGCATCATGATCTTGTTCTGGAAATGCTTTTAGTGGTTTCATTGCTAATACTTCCATATTTTCTGTAGCAGGATCTTTAGGCATCGGTCTTTCTTGTGGTTTTAGAATTTGATCAATATCTTGGGTCCCCAATGCTTCATATACTCTTCGATATGCCTCTCTAAGGTTGTGCATCATAGGATTTGACATAGCTATCTTTAAATTTTCGTTTGCAAGTGTAACTCTTTGCGCCATACTCATGATATTTGGGTCAGCAACTGGAATTACATCGACTCTATCATCAAAATCTGTCTGTTTTACTGCTTGATCTGCACCATATACGGAATATGGATAGATAGGTGGTAGATATGTACCAAAAACTTTAGATAAAAGTCTAAATTCTCTTCGCATTGAATAGTAACATCTCTTGTGAATAGCACTCATGACCCTCGAACCTCTCTCAAGTAGAGAAACAGTAGTACCAACAGCTCTATTTTGCATGTCATTACCAGTATCCATGTTAGTTATAGCTGCAAATTTTTGTCCAGCTTGTACTACAAAGCCCATTAATTGGTATAATGTAGCTGATGGCTCTTTAAATGGTAAAATTTGAAACTGATCTTTGATATTACCACCCGGTGCGTCTACATCTCTAAACTCTCCAGGTTGAAATGGCTGATCATCATCTCTAATTCTTATACCTCTAGACTTAAATCCAGCTGGTAAGTTGGATAATGTACCAGCGTCTAGTAATTGTCTTAGAGATTGTGTAGCTGTTCTGCTTAATCCACCAATCATGTGAGTTAAACCAAACCCATAAAAGCCTAATCCTGGTAAAAATTTAAAGTGTACAAAATACTCTTTACGTTTTTTAGTATCATCGTTTAAATCATAGTTACGATATATAGATAATATTTGTCCAGAGCCTTCATCAATCGTTACAATGTAAGGAACCTTTACTTGTTTCTCTGGGTTTTGCATTTCAAACTCTTCTAAATTACAATCAACATGCATTTCTAAAACAGAGAATGAATATTGTTTATCTCCTCCTGGAGTTACCCCTTCTAATTCCTGATATTTTTTTTCTATTTCAGTGGGGCCTGTAGAAGTTGGTTTTAATTCTACATCTCTATAGAATCCTGCTTGTTGTTTTTTTAAAATTTCATTCTCACCCATCTTAATTACATGAGTAATTCTTTCACAATCCATTAAATCTGTAGCGTAGTATGGAACCACTAAGTCTTCTGCAGGAATAAACTTAGATACAGCTCTTTGCATAACTTCATCGTAGTAAACTTTTTTGAATGCTGATCCTGCTAGTGCTAAATAAAATAATAATTGATCAAACTCTGGAGTATACTCCTCCATCTCTTCTGTGATCATATAGTTCATAAAATCTTGAACACGCTGTGCTTGATTAATTTTTGCATCATCTTCTGCACCTAAGACTCTGGTTCTAACTGGTCCAGATGATGGTAGTAATTCTTTGTATGCTTGTGCTTGAAATTGTGTAACTGCCTCTGATAATAGTGGATGAGTCACGGATGCCGAACCACGAAATGGTCTAGTCATTTCTGTGTGTTTGATACCAAGTAAATCTAAATTATTTGTATATGAAGTTTCCCAATCTTTTCGTGAAACTCTATCTTTTTTATAATCGTCAAGCAATTGATTAGACATTCTCTGCAAAACTTCATCAGACATGTCCTCTGCAATGTTTTTATAAAAATCATCTGCAGCTTCGGCTAACTCTTCCATAGGAGTATTCTCAGTATCAGTTTCTAATTCAACGTCAACTTCCTCAGCTTCAGGAGTTTCCAACTCCTCTACAATTGCTTTTTCGATTTCAGCCATTAATATAATTTGGTAGGTTTCATCCTCGCCATTCCACCACCACGAGCTGTAATCATTTTACCTCTCTTGGCTCCATCAAACATTCCTAACCCAGAATTTTTACTTTGCATTGCATCGAACTGACTTTCTGATTTAGGCATTGAAGGTGAAAGTTTTCCTTCGTCTTTTCTTTTTTTAACTACTTTTAATTGTTCTTTACTTTTAGCTTTTACCTTATCAGCTTTTTCTTTTATCTCTCTCGGTGTTGCATCTTTGTCAACAGTAATTTTTGTAGTCTTACCTACTAAATTTTTAGATTCTTCTCCAAGATCTACTGTTCTTTTATTCAAATTTCTTTTTGTTGATTTAGGTGTTTTTGCACTTGGTGGTGCACCTATGACACTCATAGGTCTTTGTCTATTTGCTAACAATGCGCCAGCTCCAAGTATAGTTGCTGCCATTGCTAATCTTCTTTTTCTTGACATGTCTTCTCTCCTTTTAATAATATACGTATTTACGTTGTCTGTAACTTTCAATCTCATCCTCGTCAGAATAAGTAGTTACAAACGAACCTTGCCTATATCTTAACATAGCCTGGGTAGTGCTGTCCACATAATCGTCATGTTCTCCATTAGGAAACGCTGCACACTCTTCGATTACTTCTTGAGCCCAATGTTCATCTCTTGGATAATATATTTGGCCAGACTCAAATATAGGAGCACAAGCGTTGACTCGTGAATGTTTATCTTGTCCTCGACCTGGAGTGTAATCCATAACAGGAATTCCCATTCTTCTAAACTCTTGTAATAAACTTTGTCCACTTGCTTTGGCTTCGATGATTACTGTTTCTGGTTGCCAATATTTATATTGATCTAAGGCTACTAATTTTAATTCTGGAAAATCATATTTACCTTTGATTGCATCGATTAACATAATAGCATCTGGCCCTGATTCGTGAGGCGTGAAAATTCCCCATGTAGTGATTGCAGAATAATCGGCAGTTTCTTTTTTACTAAATGCCGTATCGTAAGATTGTATAACATGTTTTAAAGTTGGAAGATCCTTTGTCCATGGCTGCCACCATTCTCTTTTTAAAATTGCCCCTTCTTCTGAAGTAGGGTTTTGCATATATTGAGCTGACCAATTTCTAATGGATATAGACGCTTTAACTTTTTCTAATTCTTCGAGATCCCAATACTCAGGCCACACGGGTCTCGCTTCAGTGTCCTCGTTCAAGATAGCTGGAAAAGAAATTTTTTCCCACTTGTCTGCTTTAGGTTCATTTTCTGCTTTTATTAATCGACCAGTTAAATCATCTTGAGCCCATCTTGTCATAACAAGTACAATTGAGCCTCCAGGTTGTAAACGCTGTCTTGGTCCAGATAGATACCAATCATAAGTTCTCTCCATCGCAGAATCAGATAGTGAATCTTGTTCTGTATGTGGATCATCGATAATAAGTAAGTCCGCCCCTCGTCCTGTGATAGAACCGCCAACACCCGCTGCAAAGTATTCCCCACCATGATTGGTCTCCCAACGTCCCTTTGCCTTACTATCTTCTCTTAGTTTAACATCTCCAAATATTTGTTTGTATTCTGGACTATCAATTAAATTTCTCACCTTTGCACCAAACCTAGCAGAAAGTTCTGCGTTGTGGGACACTTGCATCAATTTCATTTTAGGATTCTTTCCAATCATCCATGCAGGAAAATATATAGATGCAAATTCTGATTTAGTATGCCTAGGAGGCATATTTACAATGAGCCTTCCTTTTTTATGTTGAGCAATTTTTGTAAACTCATAAGCAATATGTTGATGGTGTCCCCATTGATGTGGATCTTTATCAGTACGACAAATAAAATCTGGCCATACATTTTTTACAAAATATAAGAAGTTATCTTGGCAAAGTTTTATATGTCTTAACCATACTTTTTCGAGCCTCTTTCGTAGCTGATCAGTGGTCATTAATTCTGTATTAGTCATCTAGATTTACTATACCCTTGGGTCCCCTTAAAATAAAGCCCCTAATTCTACAAGGCCATACTACGTGTATTTGCCATGCAGTGTTTAGTAAAAAGTTAAATAAGTCAAAAAAATTTACCAGAAAAAAATTTATTTTTTCTGTTTTGAATTTTGGTTTTGGTTTGGTACCTCTATTAAGGGGGAGCCACACGGCCACATTGTGGCCGTGTGTTTTAAAGATCTACGCTTGTTTCATCTCTTCATCAGTTAATTTATCTATTTCATCCAAGGCTAATTGCTCTATAGAAAAAATTGTTTTTTCTCGAGCCACGGCCATGGTTTTAATATAGTTACCCTTTTCGAGTTCTAACTGCCAAACGTCATTGGATTTAATAAATCTTAGATTTATTGTATATCCTCGATAAGTTATTCTAGCCATTAAATCCGCCCTATAGTTCGAAGAGATAATATTATCCCTAGTGTGGCTAGGGTTAACCCTAGCCAAACGTCAATTGAAAAAAGAATTACAACGCCTAAAAAAGCAATTGTAAAACTAGCCAAAATTAAAAGTATATATAAAAATATATCCATTATATTTTAACTGTGTTTACTTCTAACGTGATTGAG